CTGACTCGCCACACGAAGACCATTTACCTTGTGAATTGGAATATGATTCTCCTCCATCAGCTGATTAATAGCAAAACCACCCCCATGGACGATAACAACTTTCTGACCAGCCTGCTGCCATTCTGACAGTTTGGTCAGTATCTCAGGAGTTAGCTGTTTACTGGCTACTCCACCAATCTTAATTACAATATATTCAGCAGTCATCAGTTAACTCCTTTTCCTTAGATAGTCTAAGTGTGATAGAGGGCATTAATCTTAACGTAATCGTAAGAAAGATCACACCCCCATGCGGTTCCCTTTTCATGTCCAGCATGAAGATCTACCGTAATGGTCACTTCATCCTCATGCATGATGTCTTTCATTTCCTCATCATCAAAGGTCACAGGACTAGATGCTAACATGACTGGCAGACCGCCAAGCATAATATCAACATTGTCCACAGGAACGTCCACACCGGCATAGCCAACAGCAGCTAAAATACGTCCCCAGTTAGGATCTTCACCAAAGATAGCTGTTTTAACTAGGCTTGAACCGACAACAGATTTTGCCATCATACGTGCATCAAGGGCATTAGGGGCATTAACCACATCAACTTGGATGAGCTTATTGGCACCTTCACCGTCCTTGGCAATTTTCTTAGCCAATTCTTGCATCACGAAATTAAGCATTTTTGAAAACTTATCAAACTCTGGTGTACCTGGCAGAATCTCTTCATTGAGCGTGCAACCATTTGACATGACAAGAACCATATCATTGGTTGATGTATCTCCGTCAACTGTAATCTGATTAAAGGTCTTTTCCACATTTTGACTCAAAGCGCTCAAGTAGTGATGAAGTAGTAACTAGAAGAATAGATTTAAGTGCTATTTAGTGCTCAGAAAAAGGAGTAAAAGATGTTTATTTGGAATTTGGTATCAATCACTTTTGGGTGGTTGGTATTTTCGTTTTTAATGCTATGCATCATAGCGTGTGTAAAAGCAATGATTGAAGTAATCAAAAAATAATTTAACCGTATGGAATCCCGTACGGTTTTTTTATTGTCCAAGCATTGAAGACTTTAAAAGCTATGGAAAATACAGTCGGGGACGACTTTAAAAATAGGAGGTTCGCAATGAACGAAGAAACACAAACAGTCGGAACGGTTGAAGAACAAAAGGTACCTGCAGAACCTACGCAACAACCGCAAGACGAGAAGAAGTACACGGACGCAGATGTCGATGCTATCATCGATAAGAAGTTTGCCAAGTGGAAATCAGAGCAAGAAGCCAAGGAGAACGAAGCTAAGAAACTTGCTAAGATGAACGCTGACGAGAAACAGAAATACCAGTTGGATCAGCGTGAGCAAGAACTAGCTGACCGTGAAAAGGCTATTGCCCGCAAGGAATTGACCGCAGAAGCTAAAGCGATGCTAAGTGAACGTGACTTACCTGTTGAGTTAGTGAATGTAGTTGATTTGACAAGCGCAGAGACGGTATCTCAATCTGTCGCTGTATTACAGAAATCATGGGAGCAAGCCGTGCAAAAAGGCGTACAAGAAAAGCTAAAAGGTGGAGCCCCAATGAAACAAGCGCCAGTCGATAGTGACGGTATCACAAAAGAAGAATTTGCTCGTATGGGTTATCAGAGTCGAAATGAACTCTATCAAAAGAACCCAGAACTCTATAAGAAATTGAAAGGTTAAAATAAATGACAGCAGGACAAACTAAATTAGCCACTATGGTTAACCCAGAAGTGATGGCGGACATGGTTTCCGCTAAACTACCTAAAATGATTAAATTCACTCCACTTGCTTATGTGGAAACAGAGCTTGAAGGACAGCCAGGGGACACTCTAACAGTTCCAGCATGGGAGTACGCAGGAGATGCGACAGAGGTTGGAGAAGGTCAAGCTATTTCTCCAGACCAATTGACTACTAAAAAGACTACTATGACCATCAAAAAGGCTGCTAAAGGTTATGAAATTACCGATGAAGCTCTTTTGTCAGGTCTTGGTGACCCACTAGGTCAAGCGACTTACCAGCTTGGTTTGGCTATCGCTAACAAGATTGATAATGATTTGGTCGCAGTAGCTAAGACTGCAACACAGCACGTTGCAGAGGCTCCAACAACTCTAGCGACTATTGATAAAGCTCTTGAGATTTTTGAGGACGAAGAAGATGCGCGATATGTTGCTATCATCAACCCTAAAGATGCTATCAAGCTAAAAACTGACGTAGCAAAAGAATGGACTAAAGGTTCAGAGCTTGGCGCAGATATGGTTGTATCCGGAACGTTCGGTGAAGCAGCTGGTGTGCAAATTGTACGCTCTAAAAAAGTTGATGAAGGTAAAGGATTCCTTGTCAAAGTCTCTCCTAGCCAAACTCAAACAGACGATGCCAACAAATATGGAGCTTTTGTCATCTTGCTAAAACGTGATGTGGCTATCGAAACAGACCGTGATATCCTTAAAAAGACAACGGTTATCACTGGTGATGAACACTATGGTGTTTACCTATACGACCCTACACGAGTTGTAAAATTCGGTGAGTAAGAGGTGACGATATGAGCTTATTGCTACGACGTCATTATATCCAAGAGGAGCAGATTAGCCAGTATTCTGATTTAGAGAATAAGACTTTAGAAGAGTTGAAGAATCTAGCTAAAGAAGCTGGCATAGCTGGCGCCTATAAGTTATCAAAAGCCGAAATTGTAGAGGTGTTGGAGGATTTAAAAAGTGAAATTTAAAATCAAACAAGATTTCTATGATTGGGAATCAAATGTGAAACGACTGGCAGGAGAGGAACTTGAGATTACTGAGGGGCGCTATACCGAGTTGGCTGACAATTTTGCCAGCAACGGTGTCGCTATCTCAGACGTTCTTGAGGAAATCCTCCCTGAACCTGAGTTCTTAGAAGAGGATTGATATGTCTATAGAGTTGCTGAAGAAATTAACAGGCGAGGAAGATACTCAGCTTCTCATGTTGCTCCAAACGAGGGCTACAAATCTTATCTTGTCAGAGACTAATCGCACATCTTTGACACCTGCTTTAAGTCTCTTAATACCTGAGGTTGCTATTGAAATCCACAACCACTCAGGAGCGGAAGGCGAGCATTCTAGAACTGAAGGTGGTATTGCAGTAGTCTACGGAGAGAACGGCCTGTCTACGGGCCTTCTACAGCGAATACGCATGCACAGACTAGCGAGGGTGGCAGGCCATGTTTTTGAAGCAGAGTAGACTGAAACCTTATCCAATGCGACGGTTTGAAAAGACTGTCACTGAGGAGGGTGTCGCAAAAGAAGGATATGCCAAGGAAGCTGAGACAGTCCGTCTTGAATTGTGGCCAGCTAGTAGCAAATTACAATCTGAATTGTATGGTGAGCGTGTCAATGATATTTTGAATGCCAATGCCAACAAGTCAGCTACTATCAAAGTAAAAGATGGTGTGTGTATCGATAGCAAGACAGAAGTAACTCATAAGGTTATTTCTAAGAAAGTCTATACACATCATCAGGTATTGGAGTTGGAACGTGTCAGAGCTACGAGGGGCAGATAGGCTCATAGCTAAATGTAGACGGTTAGCTAGTAAAAAAACTGGCGAGGATATCGTCTTACGTGCGGTACACAATGCTGCTATAAAGGTTGTCCAAGCTGATGCTAAGAGATTAGCGCCAGGTAACAATGGAGAACTTAGAAATAGTATCAAGACTAGGGTTAAAATGGACGGAGATAAGGTTATAGGCGAGGTTTATACCAATCTACACTATGCTCCTTATGTTGAGTTCGGAACAGGACCAAAAGGACAATCTAGCCATTCTGGTATCTCTCCAGAGGTCAGCGTGTCTTACAGGTCTAGCCCGTGGTATGTGCATGAAGACCAAATCAATGTAGGACCTTACCACTTTCAAAAAATTGGGGAGTTCTACAAGATGTATGGTCAACCTGCCCAGCCTTATCTTTATCCAGCTTTGAGAGACAATCAAGAGCGTGTGTCTAAGAATATTTCGAATTATGTCCGTAGAAAGATAAGAGAACAATTATAATGATTAATATCAAGCCTGTTATTTACAAAGAATTGCAAAAGGTCGCAGATAATGTGACTGATACTTATCCTAGCGATTGGGAGACTTTCCCAGTCGTTATTTTTTTAGAAGAACAAAACAAGCCAGGTGATTGGTTTGATGACAAGGAACAAAAATCCTCTATCCGCTATAAGGTGGATATCTTTGATGATACCAGCACTAGTGAGTTAGCTGTTAAAATCAATCAGATTTTTGAATCTTTAGGTTTACGAAGAACCGACTGCCAAGACGTACCAGACCCGTCACATTTGAGACATAAGGTCATGCGTTTTGAAGGTGTTGTTGACTTACACTCAGAGCTTGTTTTTCAATTTAGAATGGAGAATTAAACATGTTAGCAAATGGAATTACGTTAGCTTATGGTACAGCTAAAGGAACTTATACTAAACTTGCTGGGTTGAAAGAAGTACCAGAGTTTGGTATTGAGCCTGAAAAAGTAGAGAACACTACTCTTGAAGATAAAGTTAAGAAGTATGAGTTCGGTATCGGTGATGCAGGGGAATTGGAGTACAAATTCGCTTATAAGAATGACGGAGCAACCGCACCTTATCGTGTTTTGCGTAATGCGGCAGACAACAAGACAAAACTTTTCTTTGAGCAAACTTACCCAGATAACACTAAGGTGCATTTTGAAGGTCAAGTATCTGTTAAGCTTGGCGGTGGCGGTGTCAATGCCGTTATCGAGTTTACCCTTAAAATTGCTTTGCAGTCAGAGTTGGAATTTGTAGACGGTATTGGAGGTTAATTAAATGGCGTTACCTTACTCAATTTGGAAGATTAGCGATGAGAAAGAGTTGAAACTACGACTTTCATCTCATCAAGCAGCAAAAGTTGAAGAAAAAATCGGTATGAACTTACTGAAAATTTTTATGCCTGAGGCTGGCGAAGAGTTTCCTTTGCCTCCTTTGAAAGTTGTGTTGCTCCTGATTCATGGGGCTTTACAAAAATATGAGAATGGGTATTCTCTTGAGGATGTCTATGATCTATACGATGAGTACGTGGACAACGGTGGAGACCAAACAACCTTCATGACAGAGGTTTTAATGCCACTCTTTGAAGTATCGGGTTTTACTCCACGAGGAAGCAAGAACAAGAAAACTTCCAAGAAGAAAATGACAGTAGTCGAGTAATCTTAACAGTAACGCAGATTATTGAGAGGCTTTACCCAATGTTTTTGGACATCGGGGGCAAGCCTCTTGATTTTTGGGATTTGACGGTGCTTGAAATCAGAGAAATGATAGAAAGCTACAACCGTGTCAAAATCCAAGAGCGTAAAGAAAAGATTATTGACTCTTATAGACTTTCGCAGATGATATCCAACCACGTTTCCTTATTGTTATCCAAGGATGCTAAGGTCTTTGAGTTCTGGGAATATGCGCCTGAGTTATTTGTAGAAGAACAGCAAGCGGTAGAGAAGGAACGACAAAGACAAGCGCTTTTGTTGCATAAGGAACGAATGCGTGATTTTGCAGAAAGACACAATCGAAAAAGGAAGGAGGAAGTAAATGGCAACTCTTGATGAATTGAAAGTCATGATTGACGCTGAGATAGCGCCTTTCAGGAAGAAGATGAAAGAAGTCGAGAATCAGGTCAAAGGAACATCTGACCAAGTGAAAAATGCCACTGCCAAAGTTCGTGAACAGTCGAACTCTATCGGTAGTGCGTTTGGAAAACTAGCTAAGTTCGCTGGTTTTGCAATCCTTGGTAAGAAATTGCTTGATGTTGGGATGTATTCAACGCAGACAGCTCTTGAAGTGTCAGCGTCTATGAACCAAATCAAGCGCCAGATGGGCGAGAGTTCGCAATCTTTCTTAAAATGGGTTAACGATAACGCCAACGCGATGAATATGGGTGTGGGTGAGGCGACCAACTACGGTGCAGTCTACTCAAACCTATTTTCTGGATTCATCAAAGATACCAACAAGTTAAGCGCCTATACGGCTAAGATGTTACAGACATCGGCAGTTGTTGCTGAAGGTTCAGGGCGTAGCATTACAGATGTTATGGAGCGGATTCGCTCTGGTTTACTAGGAAACACTGAAGCAATTGAGGACCTAGGAATCAACGTTGGAGTTGCTATGATTGAGTCTACTGAAGCCTTTAAGAAGTTCGCAAACGGACAGAGCTGGCAACAGTTGGACTACCAAACCCAGCAACAAATCCGCCTTATGGCTATCCTGGAACAAGCTACAGCCAAGTATGGAGATACCTTATCCAACTCAGTCAACGGCAGTATCAGCCTGTTTAAGTCGCTGATGAAGGATAGTGCGTTGAATCTGGGTAATGCTATGTTACCGATTATAAATGCCATTATGCCTGTTTTGAACTCTTTTGCTATGGTCTTGAAGAACGTGACTGCTAAACTTGCTGAGTTTATCGCTTTGATGTTCAACAAGAAAGCAACAGTAAAAGACGGAGTTGGTGGAGCAGTCGGAGACATGGGTAACGCCATGAAAGACGCTGCAGGCGGAGCAGGAGACCTTGCTGACGCTGTTGACGACGCAGGGGACTCAGCAGGAGGACTTGCTGATAATCTTGGAGATTCAGCTAAAAACGCTAAGAAAGCTGCTAAAGAATTGCTTGGTCTGATGGGATTTGATGAGATTAACATCTTGCAAAAACCAAAAGACGACGACGCAGGCGGTTCTGGCGGAGGAGGCGGCAAAGGTGGTAAAGGAAAGGGAGGCAGTGGCGGACCTTTCAAAGACATCTTGCCAGAAGTCGAGTTGACCGACATGGACAACCAATTCAAGAGCATTTTCGACGGCCTCGGAGATAAGCTAAAAGGGTTGTTTGACCTCTTTAAAAAAGGTTTTGATGCAGCGTTTAGACCAGAAGGTTTAGAACGTATCAAAGCTGCTTTAGGACGAATCAAGAAAACTCTTGAAGAAATCGCTACTGACCCAAGGGTTGTAAATGCCTTTAACCGCATGACCGAAAAAATCGCTTATGCTTTGGGCCAAATTGCTGGTTCGTTAGCCACTATTGGAGTTGGTATTGGTGTACTCCTTACCGAAAGTATTGCAAACGGTCTTGAAAGGCAGAAAGAACGCATTATCAGGGCGCTAGTCGCTTTGTTTGATAATGTTGGTAACATTGCAGAGTCTGTAGGGAATATCGCTCAGGTCTTTTCTAGTGCTTTCTACGATGTCATTACTTCAACTGGTGCGGTTCGTATCGGTAGCGCTATTGTGTCAACTCTATTAAGCTTGACATCTACCATTGTTGAAGTTGGTAGTAAATTAGCAGGAAGTCTGTTTAAAGGTTTTGAAAAAGTCGTTGTGACAAGCGCTCCTAAAATTTCATCAATGCTTCAAAGTCTTTTGGACATTGTAGCTCCAATATTTGAAACTATTGAGAGTGTTGTTGATAAGTTTGGCGATGGCTTAAGTCGTGTTTATGATGAACATGTATCCTCTGCTATTGAATCTATTGCTAATGCTTTCAACGGACTAATTGATATTATTCAAATCCTTTGGGAAGGAAGTTGGAAGCCTTTTACAGAGTTCTTGTCTAACACATTCGGCATAAGTATTGAAACTGTTGCTGATTTATTAGGCGGTATCATACTAGAAGCATTGAAGTTACTAGCTGATACAATCAAGCTAGTAGCTGACGGTTTTACTGCTTTTTCAGATTGGTGCAAAGAAAATAAAGAGATTATCTCCACAATCGCTAGTGTGATTGGTACGCTTGCAACCTTGTGGCAAGGAATTAAGTTCTTGTCTTGGGCTGAACAAGTTGGAGGACTTGCAGGAGCGTTCGAATTATTGAGTGGCAAGGTTTCCTTTATTGTTAGCGGAATTAAAGATCTCGGGCTGGCTTTGAAAGCTTTGACGTTTGATAAATTGGTCAGCTTCGGAGAAACCATCTATTTGAATGCGTTGTACGCAAAAGACTTTGTAGTCAATTCTGGTAAATTGATTGCCGAGTTAGGAAAAACCGCTCTAGAACTTGGTAAATCAGCACTCGCTTGGGGTGTTCATGCAGCACAAATGGGTCTTGCAGCAGCAGCGGAAATCGCTCAATCGGTTGCAGCAGGAGTTGCAGCAGCTGCAACATGGGCACTCAATGGAGCTATTGCGGTATTGACCAGTCCGATAACTTTAGTTATTGCAGCAATCGCAGCCTTAATTGCTATAGGTGTCTTGCTCTACCAAAACTGGGACACTGTTGTTGAGTTTGCTAAAACTGCATGGCAAGGACTATGTGATTTTATCAGTGGTATTTGTCAATCGATTGGCGAATTTTTTAGCGGTCTATGGACAAAGCTACAAGAAATCTTTGAGCCAATAGGTCAATGGTTTAGCGAAAAATTCCAAGAAGGTTGGGACGCTATCGTTAATATCTTCAGTAATTTAGGTTCATGGTTCGGTGAGAGATGGGCAGACGTGACTAATGCGTTAGCAGAAGCAAACACTTGGCTTGGAGAGAAATTCCAATCTGGTAGGGATAAAGTGAACTCAGCTTTTGAGAAAGTAGGCTCTTGGTTCGGAGATAGATGGAGTGATATCAAAGACGGAGTGCAAGAAGCTGATACATGGTTCGGAGAGAAATTTGAGAGCGCAAAAGAAAAAGCTCAGAATCCTTTCCAATCAATCGGTTCATGGTTTAGCGAGCGTTGGAACGATATACAAAGCGCCTTGAAAGAAATCCCCAACTGGTTTAAGAATCTGTTTAATGATGCAATGGATAACGCCAAAAGCGTTGTTAAAAGCGGTATTGATGCATTAAAAGGCTTCTTTGATTTTGATTGGAGTTTGCCAAGAATCCAACTTCCCCACTTTGATATAACTGGTAGCTTTAGCTTGAATCCTCCTAGCTTCCCTTCATTCTCTGTTGACTGGTATGCACGAGGTGGTGTATTCAATTCCCCTAGCATTATCGGGGTCGGAGAAGCTGGTCAAGAAGCAGTAATGCCCCTTGAACGGAATACAGGTTGGATTTCTACTTTGGCTCAGAAAGTAGCTGAAAGAATGCCTGTTAACAATGCACCTACAGGTTATTCATTACCGGCTGGCGACATCGTTATTCAAATCGCAGGCCATGAGTTTGGACGGGTAGCTATCCAAGAAATCAATAAGGAACACGAACGAGCAGGTCAAACCTTGCTCAAGATTTAGGAGGTTAAATGGCACAATTAACAATCAATGGGGTGGCTGTGAAGCCTCCCAAATCTTTTCAAATCGGTATTCAAGATATTGATGGAGAAACTGGGCGTAATGCCAATGGCGACATGGTGCGAGACCGTATCACGACCAAACGCAAATTAGACTGTGAATGGGGCATGCTGACTCAGGAAGAAATGAGTCAGCTTTTACATGCTGTATCATCTGAATTTTTTGAGGTATCTTATCCAGACCCCATGGATGGCCAAGTCACAAAGACTTTCTACGTCGGCGATAGGACAGCTCCTAGCTATAGCTTTACTGAGAAGTTTAAACCTTGGTCTGGTGCTAAATTTAATCTTGTAGAGAGGTAAGAAAATGGATGCTTTAACTAGACGACAATTTGACAGAGCCATGTTCGCCAAAAACAGGACACTGGCTATCCGTGTTGAAGATTATGCTTCACAGGATATCAAAGAGGCTAGTTTTGAGTATGGCTATATCAAGGGTGACACTTATAAGCCAGGTGGAACGTGTGCAGGTAGCGGTAAGATTACCTTTACCAACATCATTACCACGTTCAATAAGCTGGATATCCTACATCCTGAGATTGGTCTACTGGTTGAGGATACCTACCAGTGGGTCAAGATGGGGGAATACTTTATCAATGATATCGAAATTGACCGAAACCGAAACACAACCACTCTGGAGCTCATGGACGGTATGTTTAAGCTCAATCGTGAGTATGTGACGGACTTGCATTTCCCAGCTGAGGTACGAGAGGTTATTCAGGAAATTTGCCTGAAAACAGGTATTGAGTTAGCAAATGACTATTTCGGAATCAGTGCTATGCGTTACCATGTTGAGCAAGTGCCTGAAGGCAAGAAACTTTCCTTCAGGGATATGCTGAGTGCTATGACTCAGATGATTGGGATGTCTTGCTTCTTCAACCGAGAAGGCAAGATGGAAATCCGCGATTTAACTGAGTCAAATATCACGATCAACGCTGACAGTTACTTCTTGCATGGCTTGACTAAGAGTGAGATTGAGTATCAGATAGCTGGTATTACTTGTAAGACGGATAAGAAGCCTCTGACGGTCGGTATGAAGACAGGTCGGTCATTGGAACTAGACAATGTCTTTATGACTCAGAGCGCTTTGAACGACCTTTATTACAAGCTGAAAAATCTGACTTACTATCCATATAACCTCAACTACCAAGGGCATTTACTACTTGAGGTTGGACAGTGGGTAACCATTCAGACCAACAAGAAAGAAACCTTTAAAGTTCCTGTGTTAAGTCAGAGCTTTACTTTCAAAGGCGGTCTGAGAGGTCGTATCAGTGCAGACAGTAAGGCTGGAAATGACACCCAGTATTCTTACGAGGGTACGATTACCAAGCAGATTAAGCAACAAGATGGCATTGAGGCCAAAATCCAAGCGCAGATAGAAGCAGCAGATAAAGATTTTGATCAAAAGGTCAACAAAATTAAAAAAGACTTTAACGATCAAGTCGAACTGGCCAAGGCCAAGGCGGAAGAAGTCAAGCAAGAACTGTCTGATACTATCAATCAGCGCTTCGACAGCTTTGACAATGGTCCATTGAAAGAAGCCAAGCGTAAGGCCGAGGAAGCCTTGCGAAATGCTGGCGCCAGTAGCTTACTCGCTCAGGAAGTCAAGCGGATTGGTTTGGATTCTGTTGCCAAACTTGAAGAATTTAAGAGACAGGCTACAAGCGCTCAGACGTCTCTGTCGGGTGATTTGGATGCTCTGAAACAGACGGTCACAAGTGAAGTCAATCAAGCTTCAGAATATCGCAGAACGACCACAGAGGCCCTTAGTCGCATGACTGGCCAGATGGATGGATTTGCGACGAAATCAGAGGTTAAGCAAGGTATCGATGGGCTGACTCAGACATTCGATAAGATGAAAGTCGGTGGGAGGAATTATGCTGAAGACTACGACTTTTCAAGAGGGCTTTGGAGATATTATCAAGGGGATAACAGTCCAAAAGATTGGACTATCTCAAACGGCGAATACAACGTCAAAGGTACGACTAACACTTGGAAGCAGATGCAGATTTTTTCAAAAGAAGGCAGTCGAGTGTCTGAAAAGGATTCGACAGCTCTTCTTGATTTGGAGATTGGCGAGACTTATACGCTTTCTTTTCAAGCTATGTGTCACTCTGGAAATCCAAGCGTTTGGGTTTCTTTAAGAGCCAATCGAACAGTACCTGGCAATCCTGAAATTATGTATGGCAATTTTAATCTCACATCTAGCTGGCAAACTTATCAAGTCACTATACCAGCATTGACCAAGCCTGAAAATTTTGATTTCTGGCGGATTATTCTGGGCTATAACGAGATTGGCCATGTGGCTTTTCGTAAAGTTGAATTGACCAGAAGTTCAACTCGTATAGATGCGGGTCCTGCTCCTGAAGATGGCAAGACTGACCTTATAGTTGCTAAGTCTGAATTTCAGAAAACAGCAGAAGGTCTATCTGCTAAGATGACGGCAGTTGAGCGTTACGTCAATCAAGATGGCCAGCGACAAGAAGCATTACAGCGTTATGCTCGTGAGGAAAGTGCGAAACAAGCAACGGCTGTTCGTGAACTGGTAACGAAGGACTATGTAGGCAAAGCGACTTATCAGGAAGATATAAAAGGTATTGAACGTCGATTTAGTGCGATAAGTACGCAGACGAACAATGACATCGCTACAAAAATTGCTCAGTACAAGCAGACGGTCGATGGGCAATTTGCAAGTATCACATCTCAGATAGCTGGCAAGGCTAACCAGAGCGATTTCCAACGCGTCAAAGAAACCAGCCAACTCTATGAGCGTATCATTGGTAGCAATGAGAACGACATCTCTAACAAGGTCGCTCGCATGGCTATGACCAATCAGCTGTTTCAAGTGGAAGTCGGTAAGGCTACGAGAGGTGGTCGGAATTTATTTCTTAATTCATTGTTTAAATATGATCTTCACAAAAGATATTCAACATATATTGTAGATGATAGTTATGGAGGGACTCAAGGACAACTTGCTTTAAGCATAGATACAAATACTAAATTCAGAGGAGCTAATACGTTAAAGATTGTATCGACTTTTAACGGAAGGTCGAACAATCAAAAAGTTACATTTAGAACAGGCGGAGATATGCGTTTGGGTACAGCAGATGAAATGCGTAATAAATCTGTGCGTTTCAGTTTCTGGGCAAAATCTACTGTCAACAACACTAATTTTCAAGCAAGAGCAGGTTTTAGAAGCGCTGTTGAAATGGTTTCGTTGACTACTGATTGGAAATTTTATGATATCCAGTTGATAAAGAATGAGGATTCAAATGCAACTAATGAAGTCATAATGCATGTTTTTACCGCTGCAACTGTTTGGATAGCTTTTCCAAAAGTTGAAATTGGAACGGTCTCAACAGATTTCTCAGAAGCTCCCGAAGACACAGAAGAAGCGATTCGCACTGTTCAAACACAATTAGCTGGTTCGTGGGCGGTTCAAAATCTGACCAGTGCTGGTGCTTTGGTTTCAGGTCTCAATCTGGGTGCTAATGGCCACAATCGTATCACTGGTAAGTTGACCCATATAACTGGCGAGACCTTAATTGATAATGCAGTTATCAAGTCTGCCATGATTGATAAGCTGAAAACGGCCAATTTTGAAGCTGGTTCGGTCACGACTACGATATTAGACGCTGAAGCGGTCACGGCTGAGAAGTTGAAAGTTGATAATGCGCTCATTAGAAAAATCACTGCAAATGAAGCTTTTATTGACCAGCTGACTTCTAAACGCATTTTCGCGACAAGAATCGAGTCCGTCATTACTAGCTCAACTGTTTTAGAAGGCTATAAAGGATGGATTGGTGGATTTCAATTAGGTACGCATGATTCAGGTTCTGGTCGTTGGCTAACTGGTCGCAATCACTTCTCGGTTGGAATGGGAGATGGCGAAGGTGGTAGTGGCCGTACAGCACTTTGGGTGAATTGGGGATATGATTGGAATAGTCCTGGATACTATGCATGGTTCGTTAAAAATAATGGCAGTATGTATTGTTATAATACCGCCGAATTTTGGAGAACACCAATTGTTCACGGCGACCTGAAAGTTGAAGGTAACATCATTTATGATGGTGGCGCTTGGATTTATTCTAGTCAATACGTGAAAATTGGACGAAGCAGTACATATTATTTTTATCTGGAAAAAGCCGATCGTAGCAGAGATTATTTCCTAGTTTCGAACGATACTTCTGACCGCAGACTGAAATCAAACATTCAAGAGAGTAGTGTTTCAGGGATTGATATTATTAATCGTTTGAAAACCTATAGTTACCGAAAAGAATTTAATAATGAGGTAGAGGATATCTCATGCGGTATCATGGCTCAAGATGTGCAGAAGTACGCTCCAGACGCTTTTCGCGAGAGTCCAGATGGAGTTTACACATATAACACATTTGCACTGGTACCTTACTTAATCAAGGCCATCCAAGAATTAAATCAAAAAATAGAAAAAATGGAGAAAACAATAGCATGAATAACAACATGGACGCAGTAGTAAATCAGTTAACACTTGATTCACTGACTAAAAAACTAGCAGTCAGTGAGCAAGAATCAGCTAAGAATGAGGCTCTTTATTTGTATGCAGCAAGCGAATTGCACACGATGAAAGAGGTTCTAGAATATGACCCAGCTCTAAAAGAGCTATTTGAAGAAACACAAGCAAAAATGAAAGGAACTAACTA